TCTTCTAGCACAAAGAATTTAAGAAAGTAAATGTCATCCATCATCCAGATAAAGTCATCGTCGATTTCTGAATGCGTAGCCATCGTCCAGACCTTGGTGAGCATGTCACGATAGGCTCTTGCACTGGTTCGCTTTGGCACTCGCTGCTGTGGAATGTAGTGGCCTGTGAACCATGGCGGCTTGTCGCCAATGATCGTGCATTTTGCGGAACCCTCAAAGAACGTTTCAACTGAGCGAACCGAGAACCTGATCTCATCGCCGTTCGCGCCACCGTGCCAGTACGGCCAGACAAATTGCAGATCATGTGAGCCTTTTGTTGTGCGACGTTTTGGCCCAAGGCATCCGCTGCATGGTTTGTTAATCTTGCCACGGTGTTTTCTGTTTATTAAAAGAGCATCTATTTGTGCAAAGGATGGTTCAGCCTCTGCATACGGACACATTTCACAAATTTGTATTGGCACAATCCCGTTGTGCATTAACTTGGTGTAATTATCGCATCCAGCGTAACCGTCTATTTGAGCATCAAATCTATGGAAACATGGTTTCATGACGGAGTCGCAGTTACGGTTGTTGGGATGCCGTAATCTAATGCCTGCTGTGCCGCCGTTACAAAAGGTAGCCCCGCGTAGGCTTTATCTTTGAGTGTCAACACTATCGGCTCAAGACAATTTCTTATCAACGAAGGCAGCGTCGGTCTTTTGAACACTTTTGAATACTTAAAAGTTGCTTGGTATCCGAAGCTGAAACCAGATGAATAATTCTCAAATAGAAATTGTACATAGAGTGAAATTTCGTATTCACCTAAGCCATCAGCAGGCGGGGTTGCAGCAGCAGACCCTAGATAATTTTGTGTTCCAAGTTGATATATCACATCTCCTAAATGCGGCATAATAGTCGGAAAGCATTTATAAGCTACAGGCTGCTGGTTCCATGGCGGCGGTGGGTCTGGAAACTGTGTTCCATTTGCATATTGTGCTAGGCCCTGTTGTGGTACAATACCCGACGATCGATAATAGCAGTTGAGTCCTTGTGCGGCAGGACTGGCAACATTCGTGTAAGGCCAAAACGGCCACTTTATATACGTCGGATTGAAAAGACCTGTGTAAAACGGCAGTGCAAAAGTGCCATTATATTCCGACAAACACCAAGTCGTAGGCTTCAATGGTTTCTGATATAAATTTATTGGTGGCGTCCACGAATAAGTTATTGAATACTCGCGTGGCATCACATCGCCAAGACACAAGCACCTAAGCCCTATAAAATAATCGCTGAAAGATGATTCCGATTCACTCGGTACTGACGGCTCTGATTCGCTAGGTGGCTCTGACGGCTCTGACGGCTCCGACGGCTCCGACGGCTCCGACGGCTCTGATTCGCTAGGTGGCTCTGACTCACTTGGTATCGACGGTTCTGATTCGCTGGGTATTGACTCACTTTCGCAGTGACAGCAACCTAATAACATTAGATGCTTCCCGGTATAGAAACAGAACAATCCGCCGCATACAACTGCCATTCGCCGTCAATAAATTCGGCTTTAGCATACGTTCCTTTGTCTACACTTATGTGCTTAAACCGATTCACGATAAGTATCGTCTCGTTTGTTAACTCTAGGTCATTAAATGGCGGAGTGACAGTCGGGTATACAACCCTCAAAATTTTTGCAGTGGCGTAACTAGGATCTGTTCTGGTGTCGACGGCTGCAAACAAATCCTCAGCCATGATGACTTGCACTCGATGGAAGGTAACATAACGGCCTTGCCAGCGTCCGCGTTTCAATGGTTCGTTGACGTTTTTGTAATTCCGGTTGTTGTATTCCTGTACAACCTTTTGGATCTGAGCGATTGCCGCTCTAGTCAGCAGGAATGGTTTTTCAAAAGCCATAGCACTATGCCTCGTAGCAAATAACTCGAACCTTACACGCAGCCGTATTTGCTTTCATGTATATCGTAGCACCAGGTTCAAGTCGAATTGTGTGAGGCATATCACTCGGCTTCAAGCGACCCACGTAAACTCCTGCCGATCCTCCCCATTGCACATAATTTGTCGTGTCTAAGTTATAGAACACCGCGACTCCCAATGTGGTGATGTCCGTGAATACAAGCGTTTCTTCAGTCGTGCCGATGACCACAATGATATCACGACCGCCTTGAGCGACTTGAGTGATCTGCGTGCTTGAATCAAAACGAGTTGTAAATTTTCCGTTTACGCATGACGTGTTGATATTAACTGTGATTTCATTAGCCATAATCGAATTGCTTTCTTATGGGATAAACGGAAGAAGTGAAAAATCTAGCAACTCATAAACTCGATAGTCCCGCTCTAGCAACGGGAGATTTACTGCGAGCCTTAAACCGTTTATATCTAGTCCTACTGGAGCTGCTATTGGTATAGCATTGCCATCCTGATCTGGATCTGTCATCGCCTGTGGCGCGCCAGCCACGAGTTCCCGAAATCCCACATTCAAAATGCTTAAATCAGTTGATGTTGCGACATCGACAAACTTCGGCCCTAGGTTAATTTCGATGACAATTGTCGTCGTATTGAAACGGAATTGGTTTCTGAACTGTGGCCCTGAAATAGATATGGAGCGTATTCGTGCTTGCCGCTCCTCAACCATTAAGCCGTCGATAGTGAAATTGTTTTCGTTAACCCTATTGACCCATGTTTTAACAGCGTTGATTCCCAAACGCTTATTAGTGGTGATCGTCGCCACCCACAGACTGTCGTCTTTTACAGCAGCAGGATCGAATGGATCACCGGCAGTATTTACTATCGGTATTCTTGCACCGGCGTTATCAAGGAACCCTGTGGTGGCTAAAACCTGATATTGCTCACTTGACCATGAAACACCATCAGTGTCATTTTCAGGGTCTTTATCTTTCTTGGGGTCTGGTGCGTTAGGATTGCTGCCACCACCAGGTTGATCACCAGAACTATCGTTTGTTTTGTACTGTGCTGTATAAGTCCATCCGCGCCATGGATCAGTACACTTGATGTCTACTGAATGACAATAAGCTCTGAAATCCGATGGATGTACATCTCCAATGAGCGGCAGTCCAGCAACACTGCCAGCAGCGTAGGCATCATCTAAGATATCATCAGTGTCAACCTTAAAGGCCCGAGTATATGAGCGTCTGCCCATATCATTAGTGCCGTCGCGACTTCCAGGGATTTCGCCCAATAACGTCACTGTCATCTGCTCATCCTGTATTAAGCAACTGCGCCGATAGGAATGAATTCAACCTGCGGAGGTCGATTTGCAATCCTAGCAAGATGCTGATTTGCTAGGTTTCCGTTTTGCCTGATTGCAACCCACACTGCTTGCTGTCCTTGGCCTTGATCTCTTAAAAAGTTTTGAACCTTAAGCGTGTGCGCTTCTGTTGAACCTTTGACAGCCGCACCTGCTACCTCCGGCTTCCACGCTAAAAGTATATTCTTTTTTCGTAAGGCATCGTTGAATTCCAGTTGCAGCCTTAGATTTTCAACAATTGCAGGATCAGCACCAGCATCGATCATTCTTTGCAGCATTAAACTTCTTTCGGTTTCAAACCCCATCAGAATCAGAGTTTGATCTTGCGCTGCACGCAAAGCAGTATTGACTTCCTCCATTGCTTTTTTGCGTTTCTCCAATTCGTCAGTCATTCGCATTGCTAGTTCTAAAGCCATAGCTTCATCTTCCGTTACGCCTCCAGTGGCCCGCAACCGTGCTATCATTTGTTCTCTTTCGGTCTCTATGCCTAATAGAACTCTGTTTTTGTCTAATGTTTCTTGTAGAGTTTTTTTGTACTCATCCGCTCCAGCCTTTTGTTTTTCCAACACTTCATTCTGTGCAAGCATGTTCCTTAAGGCATCAACATTCAAATCAGGCACAGCGGCTATCATTCGTTCAATCATTAACTGATCTTCTGTTGCGCCATTCAAAATTCTTTGGTTATCAGTCGCCTCTTGCAAAGCATTTTTGTATTCCTCCTCTGTTTTGTTTCGTCTTTCTAACGCATCATTGTTTTCAAGTGTTTGCCTTAATCTTTCTTGGTTTTCTGGAGACACGCCAGCATCGTGCATTTCACGAAGCATGATGCTTCTTTCAGTTTCAATCCCCAGAAGAATCAGTTCTTCTTGTCGTGCCTCTCGCAACTTTTCATTGAAGTCAGTCAAGAGTCTTGCATAACCCTCCATGGCTTTCGCTCTATCGCTTGGAAGCATATCTGTTTCTTCAAGCAGCGTTTTACCGAACACATCGATTAGCTCGCGATGCGCTTGTGCGACACCTATTTCGCTAAGACGCATCTTTTCAAGTATTTTTTCCGCTTCTATCAACGCATCGCTTTTGATTTCCAAGTCCGGCACAATGTCGCCAAATTCATTTAGGCTTTCACGATAGTGCATTACGCTGCGAATGGCATCACCGTATTCTTCAACGGTAATTTTATTTTGTGCTAATCGCTGACTTAACTCTTGGCTTGTGATACCAAGTTGTTGTTGCATCGTCGTAAAAATACTAACTTGAGAACCATGTGACTTTAGTATTTTTTCTCCCTCAGTCATCATTTCATTGATTTTGTTTTGAGCCGCAGTGATCTCAATGTTTCCTGTGCCTGCGTCATATTTAGCCCCGAACATCGCAGCAGTATTGAATCTAGCTGCTTCTAATGAAACTTGACTTAATGCGTGTTTGAATTGCTCCACACTTAATTTTCCATCGTAAACATGTTGATCTAACTGTGTGAAATTCATTCCAAGCTGATTTGCTAAAATAGAAAATATGTTGATACCAGAACCTGTTTCTGTTAACTGTTTTTGAATCGCATTTAAGTCTTCTGCGAATACATTTCCGCTTGCCTTAGCCGATAAAAACGCAGTCACTAAAGAGTCAAACACTTTGACATTACCGCCAGATGCGCTCGATAAATGCTGAACAATTTCTGTTGTGTGTCTTGTCGCAATTCCAGCGGCTACTAATGCTTCTGCGGCATCGATCCAATGCTGACTCCAGTTTTCTACAGCACCGCCCGACATTCCCAGTAAAGCATTAAGCCTTTCTTCTTCGATTTCTGCTTTTTTCATCGCCTCAGTTGCTTCTGCCAAGGCATCTTCAAAATACCACCATGCGCCAATAGCGGCAAGCAGTCCCGCAGGCACAGCAACAGCAAGCATGATACCCAACTCAACGGCAGCGGCTCCCGCCACGACAGCCAACGCAGAAACAGCGGAGGCGACAACACCTATAGCAATCGCGATACCCACAAATAGAGCCGCAATTAAAGCGAATGCACTCCACTCGAAAATCATTTTTTTCGTCGCTTCGCTCAACGAGTCTATTTTCTTGACCATTGAGTTTATGAAATACAAAACCTTAGTAATGCCTGGCAATAAAATTGCGCCGATTTCACGTCCTATCAATTGAAGGTTTTCTTTGAACTCAAGCCACTGGCCCATCAACGTCATGTTGATTTTTTGTGTTGCTCCATAAAAACGTCCTCCTTGTGTGGTCGCATCTCTGAATGCTTGAGTCACTTCTCGCACTGTTATCTTGCCTGCCTCCATCCTAAATCGCAATTGCTGTAGACTTTCGCCTGTTCTTTGCGAAATATAAAACAGAGGATTCATGCCTGCGTTTACCATCTGCAACAGGTCTTGCCCCATGAGCCTTCCTGACGCGGACATTTGACCGAAAGCGATACTCATTCGGTGAAATTTATCAGCATCTCCGAGCGCAACGTCACCTATTATTTTTACGAGTTCTGTTGTCTTACTAAGAGAAACACCGAACTGACCAAGGATTTTTGCTGAGTCTAAAAAGTCCTGAGCACCAAACGGGCTTTCAAGACCCAGTTTATAAAGCTCCTCAATCATGCCCTTAGCTTCAGAAGCAGATCCAGTAAGCACTGCTAATTGCGTAGACACTAATTCGAACTCTGCTGCAAGTCTTACCGCCTCACTTAAGCCTTCAAAGACGTTTAAGACTACTTTGAGTGCTGCTGCTTTCAGCGCAAACTTATTTAACGCACTTTCTGCGCCAGCCATACCAGCAACGAAGTTGCTGCTATTTGCATTCAGGTTGACTGCCAGTGCGCCAAGGCTTGCCATCTTATTTCCCTGTCGTTGCTGCTGCCTGCTGTAATGCCGCTGTAATCAAGACGGAAGATTGTTTTACAGTGTTATCCTGATCACGCTGTTCTACCCACGGCGTGAAATCTGCTGCCCTCATATCGCAGCCTAAATACGTTGCGATAATCTCACCGATGATGCTTAACACATAAGTCACTGATCTTGAACCAATCGGTTCTATTAGATCCTTGGCGTGCCATTCATCAAACTGTTGCGGAGTCATTTCGTTTAACATCGCATCAACATCGATTGTATGCGCAACGTTTTCAGCGAGACGCATCGCCGTCATTCGGCGGGCGTCTCCACGGAGTTTTTTATCGTCTCCTCAATATCCTGCTTTGACATTCCACTGAGACGCTGGCAGGCATCGACAATTCGCTCCATCAATGACGCAGACTTCTTGCCTAACGCAATAACATCTGCCTCAGTAAATATCTGCTTGCCGTCGTCGTCTCGGCAGCAGGCCACGACCAAACGCTGGCGAAACTCGATGAGCTTCTCATCGTTTGTTTTGCCGCCTTTACTCATAAATCCTTTTTCGTATTTGCTGCGATCTCCTGCTGTCATCCCGTGAACTGGGATAACGGCTCCTTCACCGAACTCGGGGATCGGAACATCCTCACGCGGCATTAGGTTTTGGGTATTAAGAAAAACATCTCTACTAATTACTAAGCGAGTCATTTTCTACTGAACTTTCCTTAAGGTTTATTTTTACATATCGTCATCAGAGTCTTCGTCTTCATTGTCCATCTCGCCATCTCTGTACTTCTGGCGATCCGATGGATCTATGCACTGCGCAAGCATCTCTCGTGAAACCAACACGGCCTCACGACCAACCTTCCAGTTTTTACACACTTCTTCGGCCTCAGCGTCGGCTGGCTCTGCATCGCCGTTTTCGACCAGCAGTTTCCCGCCGACCTTATCGACTTCCATGACCGCTCCAAGCGGCCACCACAGCAATCCCCGCTCGTCGGTAATGACTTGCGGATCGTCCACATACGCCGCAGCGACATTTAAGTCGCTGCGGATCAATTTAATCTTCATTGTTTTTCCTTATGGGTATGTCATCAGGCCAGTGATTTTCAGCTTTACGTCTAACTTTAATCCATCATTCATTGCGCCAGTAAAACCAATACCAACTGAACACGAAGTAAATACATTCGTGGTTGGCGCAGTATCTGTCGTAATGACATTCCACACGCAATCCGCTGGAGTTGCGATAAAAGCCGTAATTGCTTTGTGTCCAGCCAATGCTGGATCATAAAAAGCTGTGAAGTTGAAATTTCCGCCTTCTGAATACCCAGTTTGCGAGTATGTTTTTCCAGCACCACTTGTATCGATCGTGGTCGAGTCGTAGTCTTCTGTCTGTGCTCCGTCATGCGAAAAGTCGATGATTTGTGCAACCGCTGTTAAAACGGATGAAATCGTTTGTTTAATTACTGTGCCTTTTACTTTTACTTTAGCCATTGAACTGTGCTCCTTTAAGCAATGTTGAACTGAACATCTAAATCTAGCGTCACCACATGCACACCTACGTCTGAGCCATCGTCAGGAGGCTCATAACTATCACTTTCATCGTTCATAATCACCGCACCAATCGTGAAGTTTCCTGCGGCTCCAGTGTAATCCTGAATGAATGTTCTGACTGCATTTCCTAGCGACTCAGCCTGTACTGATGTTTTTGA